GGAACTCAAGTATGAGCACCTATGTAATCATATTAATGGTTAGACTTATTAGAGTGTCTTTCCTAGTAAGTCCTTTTGCATTGCTTCGAAGCCTCGATCATATAAGTCCATATCAGAGATACGGTTTATAGGTTTGAGGAAATGATGTGTACTACTAGTATTCACTAGCTCTAGCATTTTCTTCAATACTAAGTACTTACACTTTGTGGCTTTATGCGCAACCGTGTAATACTTGTAAGTATTAACGGAAGGCAATCTAGCGAGATACCTGTACTCACCTCTCATCCAAGCCGAATATATCGAGTACTCGTCTGTTGTTCCTGCTTCACCCGCAAGTATTGCAGCTTCGTCTAGTTCTCCATCTATACCTAGGTATGGATCGAGTCTATTACTAATCTCAAATACAAGTGGATGGGTAGGGGACACCTCGAAGTACCGACCACGTTTAGGACGCTTAGGACAATCAATCCTTTGTGCTTCTTCCCAGAATATTATATCGCGAGCTATCTCAAGATATGTCTTTTGAGAACTCTTTGAAAGAGATTTAAATGCTTCGGCATAGCCTCCGCAAACCTCCAGCAATGGAGCTTGCCCGGTTATTTCTTCATCGAGAGAAAGCAGGTCGGCCAATACAGTACCAACCTTTTTGGGGACGTATTGTATTAAGTTTCTAAACGCGGGGCTGAGTACTTTATCAGTATACCCCCGCTGGCGACAGATCCGTACCAGCTCAAGGATTTGTTCAGGATTTTCTCCTACATTCATTAGAAGGTAAACGGGTAAACCGGTTACTTCCCTGTGTCTATAGAAGAGCCTCTTGGCAAATTCCACTGAGCCTGTGCGTGATTTAGTCGATTTGGTTAAAGAGATTTGGACTCCTAACCCCTTAAGGACATTTAAGTAATAGTGGTACAATTGTTCAGAGGTGTCAACAGTATCATCACCCAGAATTCCATATCTGTAGAACTTCATTGCCAATTTGTAAGCGCAATAAAGCTTTACGACATGGTGGGCGGCGGTACTGACTGACCAGCTAGACAAGAGTCCCATAGGATTACCTACACTATATTCTACGTAGTCATCTGGACCTACTTTAAACATTCGTTTGGCAATTATGGTTTCCCATCTTTCTGCAACCTCTTCATCAAAGACTGCTTTTACTACTTCCTTTTGGACTTCACGAGGGAATCTGTCAGTAAACGCGGTCATGTCCGAACTACATAGACGACGACCGAGAGTGATGATAAACTCTCCAAGTTGGTCCTGTTGGTAGGTTAGGTCATATTTAGAAAGATCTTTAAGGGCTCTCATAAACGTTCTGTGAATGTTGGACAGTGCTGCATTCGACCACCAGTCTCCTATAGCAACCACACGTGTTTTGCACGCGCGGTCACTTAAGAAAACTAGTTTAGAATGTTCGTACTGACCCTCTATTGAATCGTACTTTTCCATACTTAACCACGGTATTGACTGTGATAGTTGGTCCTTGATCGCCTTGATAAGCAACATATTTTTCGATTGCCTCAGAGCGGTGAGGTCAGCTATACAGCTAATAGTCGCGGGTCCGTTTGGTCCAGCACGGTT